GCGCTGGCTCTGCAAAGGGTCAGCCACGCGACTTCGCTTCGCAAGCATCCTTGCTGTACTCCAAACAATAACTCTAACAAAAGGAAACTAAACTATGGCTACTCTTTCTACAACAAACCTCACTTTGGCTGATTGGGCGAAACGAACCGATCCAGATGGTCGCGTTCCAGTTGTCGCAGAACTTCTGTCGCAAACCAACGAAATTCTTGATGACGCTGTCTTCAAGGAAGGCAACTTGCCAACTGGTGATCGCGTTGTAATCCGTACAGGATTGCCAACCGTTTACTGGCGCGCACTGAACCAAGGCATTCCAAGCACCAAGTCAACGACTGCACAAGTTGACGAAGCGTGTGGCATGTTGGAAGCGCGTTCAGAAGTTGACAAGGATCTTGCAATGTTGAATGGCAACACGGCTCAGTTCCGTTTGTCAGAAGACACTGCATTCTTGGAAGCAATGAACCAAACTCAAGCGACCACGATGTTTTATGGCAACCCACAATATGATCCAAAGCAATACTTAGGTCTTGCTTCGCGTTATTCTTCGTTGTCTGGTGGAAATGCAGTAAATGTTATTACTGCTGGTGGTGCAGATGCCGCAGTAAACACAAGCGTTTACTTGGTTTGCTGGGGTGACAATACCGTGTATTGCCCATTTCCAAAGGGTTCCAAGGCTGGTCTGATCCATGAGGATCTTGGCGAGCAAACCGTGTTCAATACTGACGGCCGTATGCAAGCGTATGCGACTCGTTATCAATGGAAGAACGGTCTTGTTGTGAAGGACTGGCGCTATGTTGTTCGTATTTGCAATATCAATACAACCCATCTTCTTGCTGGTACTTCAACTCAAACAACAGCAGTAGGAACAAACATTGTGAAGTTGATGGCTCGCGCTTTGTATCGCATTCCAAACATGGCAATGGGTCGCTGTGCTTTCTACATGAACCGAACAGTTCATTCTGGTCTTTCTATCCAAGCATTGGATCGAACCCAGTATGTTCTCAAAGTTAATGAAGGTCTGTCACAATTTGGTCAACCACATAGTTGGCTGAGTTTCCTTGGAGTTCCACTTCGCAAGGTTGACGCTTTGCTCAACACAGAAGCCGTTGTTGCCTAATTCAAGTCTCTAAGAAAGGACAAACAAAATGATTACTGATTCTTATCTTCGTCTCTCTGATGCTCAGGGAGCAATTACTGCTGATGCTGTTTCCACCAACACTATTGATCTTTCAATCGCTCGCGAAATCGGCGAAGGTAAAGACATTTTTATGGTGTTCACCGTTACAACCACTGGTACTGGTGCAGGAACCGTTGTTTTCTCAGCAATTGTTGACACAGATGCAGCCTTGGCTACATCTGTAACGACACTTGTATCAAGTGGCGCGTATGTTGGAACAGCATTGACTGCTGCTACTTCAACGAATGGTTTGGGAACACAGATCATTCTGCGTCTCCCGCCAGTTATTGGATCGCTTGGCAAGCGTTATCTTGGCGCCAATTACGATGTGACTGGTACTGTCGGTGCTCTCAAAGTTACTTGCGATATCGTTACCGATATCTCAGACGGTAAGAAGTTTTATACTTCTGGTTTCTTAATTACTTAATTTAAGGAGTTATTTATGGCACAAGTTAAAGCAAAGACTGTATGTTTCATCGATAATGCTCTTCGTCAAGAAGGCGATGTCTTTGAATACAACGGAGTTCAAAATTCAAATGTCGTTCTTGTCGGAGCGGCTGAAGAAAAGGTAGCGAATGAACCAGCGGTGAAACAAAAGTCACCAAAGGCGAAACGCGATGCTGAAGACTTGGGTTGAAATGACTCGCTAGTTACAAAGTTGCCCCAAAGCGAGGGGAGCAGTTGACCCCTGCTCTCCTCGTTTCTTATCAGGAGATCTCGCATGGCCTCAGTCGTAGACATCTGCAATCTCGCGCTCGCGCACTTAGGCGATGACGCCACAGTATCCAGCATTGATCCACCAGAAGGATCTGCTCAAGCCGAACACTGCAAGCGTTTCTACGCCATTGCGCGGGACACGCTGCTTCAACTGCATCCTTGGAACTTTGCGTCCAAGCGTATTGCGTTGGCTGAATTAACAAACACAGTCACCACTTGGGACTACTCGTACGCAGTCCCATCCGATTGCCAAACAGTCGTGTCCGTGTTGGCTGATGACGCCAACGATGATTACGCTGGTCGATTGATTCCAACTGACACGCCCTACTTCCCACCTGTTGTTGTTGCTGGCTCGTACACGCCGCAGCCGTACGGCGTTGAAGTTGACACGCTTGGCAACAAGATAATTCGAACCAATCAAGAAGACGCCGTGTTGCGATACCAGGCGTTAATCACGGATTCAACCAAGTTTGATGCCTTGTTTGTTCTAACTTTGAGTTGGCACCTTGCCAGTATGTTGGCAGGGCCAATCATGAAGGGCGATGCTGGCTCCGCAGAAGCAAAGCGATGCATTCAAATGATGGCTGGATACTTGCAAACTGCGAAAGCATCTGACAGTAATCAGCGCAACATCAAGCCAGAACACATTGTCCCTTGGACGAGTGGGCGCTAAACGATGCCAACAACCCGAACATTCAACCGATCATTTGCGGGTGGCGAGTTGTCACCAGAAATGTTTGGTCGAATCGACGATCAGAAGTTCCAGTCTGGCGCCGCCAAGTTGCGTAACTTTATTGCCTTGCCGCAAGGCCCTGCCGTGAATCGCCCAGGCACATCCTTTGTGCGCGAAGTTAAGAACAGCGCCAACAAGACTCGACTGATTCCATTTACATACAGCACCACACAAACAATGGTTCTTGAGTTTGGTAATGGCTATATCCGATTCCACACGCAAGGAGCAACTCTGTTGGCTGGCACTGGCGCCGCATATAACGGAGCGACACCGTATGTAGTCGGGGCAATGGTTAGTTATTTAGGAAACAATTACTATTGCATCCTTGCATCAACAGGCAACTTGCCAACCAATACTACATATTGGTTTCTGATTTCAAGTCCTGCATACGAAATTCCAAGTCCATACTTGTCAGCGGACTTGTTTGACATTCACCATGTTCAGTCCGCAGATGTGTTGACGCTAGTTCATCCGAACTACGCTCCCCGCGAACTGCGACGACTTGGCGCAACGCAATGGACTTTGGTTGTCATTCCTTTTGTTCCAGCCGTAGGAACCCCAGCCGCTCCTCTTGTTACTCCATCTCGCGGAGAAGCGTTTAACATTACTGCAATCACACTTGCAAATCCTGGTGTTTTGACGCTTGCTTCTGCTCATCAATTTGTTATTGGTGATTCAGTTTATGTCAGCGGCGTTCTTGGAATGACTCAATTGACCGCTGGCTTTTATGTTGTTAACTCTGTTCCTGCTGCGACCACAATATCGCTTAAAACATATACGACTGGCGTAGCCATTAATACAACTGCGTACACGGCTTATACAGGTGGCGGAACTGTTGAATTCGGAACAAAGATTTCAGACATTGACAATTACTATGTGATCACAGCAATTGGTGCAAATGGCGTTGATGAAGGTCTTGCATCACCATCTGGACACACAATAAATAATTTATATGTCAACGGAGCCTACAATACAATTACATGGAGTGCTGTGTCTGGCGCCATCCGATACAACATTTACAAGATTCAGTCTGGTCTGTATGGATACATTGGACAAACCGAGGCTTTGTCATTCACAGACAACAACATTGCGCCAGACATGGGAATCACGCCTCCAATTGTTGAGACGGTGTTTAACAGTGCTGGCAATTACCCTGGCGCTGTTTCGTACTTTGAGCAACGCCGTGTATTTGCAGGAACAACAAATTATCCGCAACAATTGTGGATGACACGGTCAGGCACTGAGAGCGACATGTCGTACCGATTGCCTGTCAATGACGACGACCGCGTTTCATTCAAGGTTGCGGCGCGAGAAGCCAACACCATTCGACACATTGTTCCGTTGCAACAGTTGATGCTGTTGACCAGCGCGGCTGAGTGGCGCGTGTCACCAGTCAACAGCGATGCAATTACGCCGACCACGATCTCAGTACGACCACAGTCCTACATTGGCGCCAACAATGTGCAGCCGTCTATTGTCAACAACAGCATGGTCTATTGCGCTGCGCGTGGCGGTCACATCCGTGAACTTGGATACTCATGGCAGTCTAACGGATACATCACAGGCGATCTGTCATTGCGCGCCGCCCACTTGTTTGACAACTACGACATTGTTGACATGTGCTACAGCAAGTCGCCGCACCCACTGATCTGGTTTATTTCATCGACTGGTCTGCTGTTGGGGTTGACCTATGTACCTGAGCAACAGGTTGGCGCTTGGCACCAGCACGACACGGACGGCGTGTTTGAAAGTTGCGCTTGTGTCGCCGAAGGAAGCGAAGATCATTTGTATGTCATCGTAAAGCGCACAGTCAACGGCAACTCAGTTCGGTATGTAGAGCGCATGTCGTCCAATGCGTTTGATTCGCTTGAGGATTGTTTCTTTGTTGACGCTGGTTTGACTTATGACGGCAACAACACAACAGCGACAACCGTGACCGTTTCTGGTGGAACACTTTGGGGGCCAACCGAACTGCTGACAATCACAGCGTCCACCCCAATCTTTGCGTTCCCCGCGCTGACAGATATTGGGGATGCGTTCGTATTCACGGCAACTGACGGAACACAGTACAGGCTGACAATCGAAGGATGCTCATCGACCACCGTGGTTCAGGCTCGATCCGACAAGGTTCTGGCGGTGGCGTTCCGCAATGTGCCTATATCGGATGGCGCGTTTGCACGGAATTCTGTTGCAGGACTGTCACACTTGGAAGGCAAGACCGTTTCCATATTGGCGGACGGCGCCGTATTGCCAAGCGAAGTCGTTGTCGGCGGCTCAATCTCAATCGAGCGAGCGGCAGTTAAGATACATGTTGGGTTGCAATACTTCAGCGATTTGCAGACATTGCCGCTGACACTCAACATCGACGCATTTGGTCAGGGTCGAGTCAAGAACATCAATCAGGCTTGGGTGCGCGTGTTCCAATCAAGCGGTTTGTTTGTTGGCCCTACTTCTGACAAGTTGACCGAAGCCAAGATGCGAACCAACGAGCCATACGGATCACCGCCATCGCTTCGTAGCGACGAGATCAATGTCAACATCACGCCTACATGGGCGCAAGGCGGTCAAATCTATATTCGTCAGGCTGATCCACTGC